CTTAAAAACGTTTCCAAAGTTGAATTACAAAATCAGGTAAATATGCCTACAAAATCAAAGATAAAATCCGAGGATCAAAATAAAATTATGACCAGTACCAACGCTTCCACTATCAATATTAAAAAAAGAAATGGCGAACAAGAAATTCTAGACATCAACAAAATACATTTCGTAGTGGAAGAGGCATGTGAAGACCTCTCGGGTGTGTCGGCCTCGCAGATAGAAATAAACGCAAACTTACAATTCTACGATGGCATCACCAGTAAGGACATACAGAATGTTCTTGTGCGTTCTGCCAATGACTTGACATCTCTAGAAAGTCCAAATTATCAATACGCCGCGGCAAGATTACTTTTATATGATGTGAGAAAAGAAGCATATGGTCAATATGAATACATGCCATTGTTGAAACTGATATTGAGAAACATAAAATCTGGAGTGTACGACAGAGGCATTGTTGAAAAATACAACAAGACCGAAATTAAAAAAATGAACACGTGGATAAAAAGAGAACGTGATTTACAATTTGCCTACGCAGGACTTAGACAGGTTGTGGACAAATATCTTGTGCAGGACAGGAGTTCGGGTGCGGTCTATGAGACACCACAAGACATGTACATGATGATCGCCGCAACACTGTTCGCGGACTATCCAGCAAAGACGAGGATGCAATATGTTAAAAGATACTACGATTCGATATCAACTTTCAAAATTAATATCCCAACTCCGGTCATGGCCGGTGTTAGGACTCCTATTAGACAGTTTGCTTCATGCGTACTGGTGGACAGTGACGATACTCTTCCTAGTATTTTCTCTACTGACATGGCTATTGGTCTTTACGTGGCACGTCGTGCTGGTATTGGTATCAATGCTGGCAGAATACGTGGGATCAATGCTAAGATAAGAGGCGGTGAGGTACAGCACACAGGAGTGGTTCCATTCCTAAAGAAATTTGAAAGCACTGTGAGATGTTGCACCCAGAATGGTGTGAGGGGTGGTTCAGCAACTGTACACTTTCCTATCTGGCACCAAGAGATCGAAGACATACTTGTATTAAAGAATAACAAAGGCACAGAAGACAACAGGGTAAGAAAGTTGGACTACTCGATACAGACATCCAAACTGTTTTATGAAAGATTTATCAATGAAGAAGATATAACTCTTTTTTCACCTCACGATGTGCCAGGCCTGTATGATGCATTTGGAACTGATACGTTTGACGCACTTTACAAAAAATATGAAAAAGACACATCGATCAGGAAAAAAATTATTCCAGCACAGGATCTTTTCTTTGACCTATTGAAAGAAAGAGCAGAGACAGGCAGAATCTATATCATGAACATAGACCATACCAACTCACATTCATCATTTAAAGATAAAGTTTCAATGAGTAATCTATGTCAAGAGATCACTCTGCCAACAACACCCATACAGGACATACACGATGAGCAGGGAGAGATAGCACTGTGTATTCTTTCCGCTATCAACGTTGGAGCAATAAATCACAACGACGAACTTGAGAATCTATGTGACCTGGCAGTCAGGGCACTGGAACAGATCATAGACTACCAAGATTATCCGGTCAAGGCCGCGGAAGTTTCAACAAAGAGAAGAAGAAGCCTGGGTATCGGTTACATCGGGCTGGCACACTACCTGGCCAAGAACGGGGTCAAATATTCAGAACCAAAGTCTTGGGAATTAGTAGATAGGCTTTCCGAAGCATTCCAGTTCTATCTTTTAAAAGCATCAAACAAGTTAGCAGAAGAGCGTGGCGCCTGTGAGGGATTTGAGAGAACCAAATACGCTGACGGCCTGCTACCAATAGATCATTACAAAAAAGACATAGACAGCATAGTGCCACACAAACAGAGAATGGCATGGGAGAGTCTGAGAAAAGACATTGCCAAGCATGGATTGAGACACAGCACATTATCGGCGCAGATGCCATCGGAATCAAGTTCAGTGGTTTCGAATGAAACAAACGGCATTGAACCACCAAGGGCACTATTATCAATCAAAAAATCCAAAAAAGGTCCACTCAAACAGATTGTTCCTGGGTTCCCCAAACTGAAAAATCAATACGAACTGTTGTGGGACATGCCAAGCAATGATGGTTACATCAAGATCGTCGCCATGATGCAGAAGTATTTTGATCAAGCAATATCAGGTAACTGGAGTTACAATCCAACTCAGTTCGAGAACAACGAAGTTCCTCTAAGTGTGATGGCCACGGATTTGTTGAACAGTTATAAATATGGATGGAAAACGTCTTACTACCAAAACACATACGATTTCAAAGGGGAGGAAGAGGACGTACAACCAGCAGGCATAGAAACTACAGAAAGCCAACAGGGCGAAGATGTTGAGTTGACTCAAGTTAATGGTCATGCCAAAGTAAACGGAAATGCTGAGCAATCTGAAATCATTATTGAGGACGATTGTGATGCTTGTAAAATTTAATCGAAAGTAAATGCAGAATGAAAACAGTTTTTAATCGAGAAAATATTGACTTCACCAAAGAGCCAATGTTCTTTGGAGCCGATCAAAATTTACAGAGATATGATGTGTTCAAGTATCCACAGTTTGACAAGTTGAATCAGACCATGTTGGGCTACTTCTGGAGACCAGAAGAAGTTAGTTTACAAAAAGACAGAGCAGACTATCAATCATTCCGTCCAGAACAGAAACATATTTTTACTTCAAATTTAAAATATCAAACGTTGTTAGATTCTGTACAAGGTAGAGGACCTTGTTTGAGTTTCTTGCCTTATTGTAGCAATCCAGAGTTAGAAGGCTGTATAGTTACTTGGGATTTCTTTGAAACCATACACTCTAGAGCATACACGCATATCATGAAGAACGTGTACGCTGATCCTTCAGAAGTTTTCGATACAATATTAGATGATAAAGAAATTTTAAAACGTGCGGTATCGGTAACGGAAAACTATGACAAGTTCTCAGAACTTGCACAGGACTATGTGATCAAGGGCAAAGGTGATATGGCAGAAGTCAAGAAACAGTTGTATCTAGCAATGGTCAACGTAAATCTGTTGGAAGGATTGAGATTTTATGTGTCATTCGCCTGCACATTCGCATTTGGAGAACTGAAACTGATGGAAGGTTCAGCAAAGATCCTATCATTGATTGCCAGAGACGAGGCCACACACTTGAATCTCTCAACACACGTGATCAAGGCATGGCAAAAAGGCGACGACAAAGAAATGGCAAAAGTCATGAAGGGTCTTGACAAGACCGTGATAGAGATGTTCAAGGACTGTGTGGAGGAAGAGAAGGCATGGGCGAGACACTTATTCAAGGACGGTTCTATAATTGGATTGAACGAAAAACTGTTGGGCAAATATGTTGAACACATAGCCAACAAGAGGTTGAAAGCATTGGGCTATGATCCTATATTCGAGACACCGATAACCCAAAATCCTCTGCCATGGACACAGCACTGGTTAAGTTCCAAAGGCATGCAGGTTGCACCACAGGAAACCGAAGTAGAAAGTTACATAGTGGGTGGTATCAAACAAGACGTACAAAAAAACCGTTTCAAAAAGTTTTCATTATAATGCCCATTTTTCCAAGAGACAGACGAGAGCAAAACGAAAACGAGGGCGATGAGATGACTAAGAGAGAAATAGAAAGACTCATGCGCAAGATACAGTTGCATCTAAAAAAAACTGCCAGAGAATCCAGCAAGAAATTTTTATCTCAATTTGGCTTATAGAGTCGGTTAATCTCCGCCAATAAATACTCCTACAATGCCAGCAGTATCAAGACATCTAGTGGACAAAGCCAGGACAGGACACCCATGCACCAGCCGTATCGGTGTGATAGCATCACAGTTCTCTGTGTTCGCCAACGGTTCACCCATACTTAGGCCCGGTGACGCACTGATACCACACACCATACTGGTGCCATGTTTTGATGGACTCTGTTGCAAGATGCATCCGGCATTCGTGACCATGGGTTCGTCCAGCGTGTTCATTCAGGGAGTGCCAGTGTCCCGACAGGGTGACAAGGCCGACAAGGGGAACTGCACCAGCACGTCCAACGTGTTCGCGGGAGGTTAACATGGCGGTAAACAAAGGTCTCAAATCACTGGCGGAGTCTTCTCCCAATTTCTCAAACCAGGCACTACAGAACGCCATCAACGAACTCAAGATAGGGTGGGTGATCAAGTCCATAGAACTGGACACGGTGATACAACAAAACACAGTGCTGACCACATCTCAGAAGAACGATGTCAAAGACACCATCAACAACATCTCATACCTCAACGCAGGGAGGTATCTGAACGACCTGGAGAGGCACACAGACAAGATATTAGATGGATCGATCATACCCGGGGATCCAGCGATAACAGGCACCGATGATAACGGACAGGGCACGTTCCTGGAGATCCTACAGACAGTCAACAGCCTACAGACCTTGATACCCTCACTGTACGGTGGCACGGCCGCGGACAAAAAAAGGTCCGTCAATGACCACCTAGGCACGCTGAACAACATATTCACAGAAACCGAAGACAGCACACGTCCGGTGTTCACTACGCTGAAGGAATCAATAACATTCATCAGCAACCCTAACCTGGCCACAGAGACAGCATTGGAAACAGCATACGACAACCTTAAGAATTTTATTAACAGCGTGACTGATGACTCAACCGACTTCCAACAAACGCTGGACACCTTCGCAACCGCGGTGGCGACTGCTCATACTGACTTTGACACGGCATTACAAGCCGTGCCCTATGATGTCAGGAGGACACAGATGATCGCTGATAGAGACAGTATCAATACACAGGTGGCACTAGAAAATAGCAACCTCACCAGCCTAAGGTCTTACTCAGAAACGCAGAGCAACAACCTGGCCTATGTTTCCGTGGCGGAGGACCCAATATTGCGAAGACTGATGTCGCGTGTGGCCCAAGACAGCAACTGGCAATCATACTTCAACGATTACGAGAAGAACCAGGCCAGCATCAATCCCATATTTGATATCAGCACAGATTCTGATGATGACATAGTAAATGCCACTTTAGCACTGCGTGGACTTCCAGATGTCACTGATTCTGTTGATCTTGATTCTGTGGCAGACAAGGCCAGAAAAGATCCAAGACTGACCACAGTGCTTAGTGATTCGGGAAAAACGTCTGAACAATTAATTGTGTCTGCCTGTGAAATACTAGGCATACCCACCCAAGATTTCAACATCTATGACATCAGTGATAGACTTCTGAAAGATATGAATAAAAATGATATTGAGGTGATAAAAAAAGAATTGTCTCTACACAAAAAAGCCAATACGCTTGATTAAATTTCGTTTCTTTTTATGATTACTTGATACCGTGCCTCTTCTCGTGATCCTTGTGTCCCTTGTGCCTGCCCATGTAGTACTCACCGGGCTCGTAGTCCCAGACTTTGCCGTGGTGTCCACGCCAGTCCGCCCAGGCCATCCTCAGTTTCACCAGTATCTTCACCAATGGGTTGTGACTCACTCTCACTTGTTTACTAACGTCCTAGTTTCTTTTTTCTTCCCAATGGTAGATCTTGTATCTTGGAGTAGTGTCCGCCCTTCTTGGCCTCCCATTCCACAGTGATCTGCTTACTCTTAGAGTTAGACTGATATGACTTCACTGCTTTCTTGAATGATGTTGCCTCGACGTCCTTGCTCTCACCGCCATCTATTATTGTGAATTTTCTCATTTTTACTGTCATACAAACTATTTTATCTATTTCTGCAAAAAAGTCAACCAAATGGTGAAGGGGTTTGACATTTTCCTGAAAGTGTGTTTAAATACTCACAAGTTCGTTGACTAACAATCAATAAACGGGCAAGACGCGAGTTCAAATCTCGCCACCTCCACCAATTATTACTAGGTGGCTTATGTAATCCCTTTCGGGGGTGTACTGGTATCGATTGACGTCTAAACTTGTTACGAGAACTTGGTGATAGCACTGACCTAATCAGGCTGTTTTTAAATGCAAACAAAAGAGCATTAGGATTTGCTGACTTAACAGTTGGCACTTCTGAATTGAGATTAGCGGCGTAATAACCAATAATCCCAGGGGTCTGGCCCACCTTGCAACAGAACGGGCCATAACTAATAGTATGTTCAAGATGTTTGCAGTAATGTGTCTACTCACCAATGGTGCGGTCAACTGCACCCTGTACAACGACAGTGAACAACAGATTTTCCCGGATCAGATCACTTGCGAACAGGCCGCCTCAGATAGATTCTATGAGATTATGGATGGTTTCATAAGATACAACATTCCTTTTGAAGCAATAGAAATCGGTTGCGTGGAATCCGAAGATTAGCCTCATTAATACTAGCATATCTCTTGTCGTCGATTGGTCGTTAAATACTGTAAAATAGGAGCGTGTCATGGCAAAAGCATTAATGGGGGCCAACAGTTACAGAGGTAAATCATCTAAGGGCAAGACTTCAATATCAAAAAGGCGTAGGACAACAAAGTTTTCCACAATGAACAAAAGCAAAAAAAGAAGTTGGAAGGCGTACGTAGGTCAAGGAAAATAATTGATGCCCACACAGCCGAAGCACAGGCTGGTTTATTCCAGATTAAAAAAGAAGGCGCCAAAGATTCCCGATATTACCTGTCCCGCTATTGATGACGTCATAAGCCGACTGGAAAAGTTTGAACACCATGGCAAACCTATCACAGACAGGAACCTTAATGCTATCAAACGCAAACTTGAAAAACTGAGAACCGCAAATGAAAAACTGCGTGATTCTGGTATCTACTGGAACCAAGCAACCAAGGATCTCATAGATCGTTTTATCGCAAAAAAGAAAAAACCCAATATTTGGTAAATAAGTTTGATGGCAAAACTAGGCGACAAAACAGATTTCAGTTATAGAGTTAAACGAGTGACCAAAGTGGTTGATGGGGACACGATAGACGTAGTCCTGGACATGGGTTTTGACATACTATTTGCTCAAAGAGTTAGGCTATTTGGTATAGACACTCCGGAGAGTAGGACAAGAGATCTAGTAGAAAAGAAATATGGTCTAAAGGCTAAAAAGTTTCTACAAGATAAGTTGAAGAAAGCAGAAAAGATCACAATCAAAACATATAGAGATTCTGAAACAGGTAAGTTTGGTAGAATACTTGGTGATGTATGGTGTGATGGAAAGTCTGTTAATTCAGAAATGGTAAAAGTAGGTCACGCTGTTGCCTACTATGGACAAAACAAAAAGTTAGTGGAAGCCGCTCATCTAAAAAATAGAAAAAGAGTGTAAACACTCATAAATTCTTTTATAATTATAATATGAAATTGTTAATCAGCAGTATGCCGTGGACCGATACGGAATCACCAATAATGGCACCTGCTTTGTTGAAGTCGATGTGCCTATCGCAGGGAATAAAAACCAACGCTATAGATCTCAATCAAGAGGTCCTCTATTACATAAAGCAAAAGTTCAATCAAGATGAAAGTTTCAAACTGCAACAATTTTTCTATGGTTCTACAAAAACATTTGACTCTTCCAAAGTAATAGATGTCATAGATTTCTGTGTAGACAGAATTTTAGATTTCGCGCCAACCCATGTTGCGCTGTCCCTCTTGACGTACACCTCACAAACTGCCTGCGAATGGATATGCTTCAGATTGCGTCAAAAATCCCCGAAAACGAGAATAATCATCGGTGGTGCGGGCATATTCAACACTCTAGAATCTAAAGTCAATTTTGGTCAGAAACTGTTAGAACAAAAACAGATAGATTATTACATCAAAGGAGATGGAGATCTTTCTTTGCCAGAACTAGTGATCAAGGATAATGCGTCCATCAGCGGAGTGAACGGCAAAGAATGGAAACAACTTGTAACACTGGACAATCAACCCTTTCCGGATTATGAAGATTATGTATGGAAAATCTACCAGAACCAAAGCATAGGCGTGGTGGGTTCTAGAGGGTGCGTCAGAAATTGTACTTTCTGCGACATACACGAACATTGGAAAAAATACCAATGGAGGACAGGACAAGATATTTTTGATGAATTGTTGTGGCACAATAAAAAGACAGGAGTCAAGAATTTCAAATTCCAAGACAGCCTGATCAATGGCAATCAAATCGAGTTCAGAAAATTGATGACATTGTTGGCCTCACACAACGATCAGAATCCAAAAAACAAGATCACATGGTCATCATTTTTTATATTTAGACCGCAATCCCAAATGAACGAGAGTGATTGGATAGATATCTCAAAATCGGCGTCTCTGCTGATTGTTGGCATCGAATCATTAAGTGAGAAAGTTCGTTTTCACATGGGTAAAAAATTTACTAACCGCGATATGCATTATTGTTTTGACATGTGCATGAAATATAAAATAAGATGTCATATGCTGTTGATAGTGGGCTATGTTACAGATGATGAAAAAACTCATGCCGAGACAATTCAATGGTTTGATGATTACAGCCATTACGCCAACAATCCGATTACCAGCGTCAGCCTAGGCGGTACTTTGGGCATTCTGCCTGGCACTGAACTGTTTAGAAAACAAGAGGAACTAGGTATAAGACTTAAGGATGAACAGTTCGACCATAATTGGACAATCGAATCAACAAACAACACGCCACAAAAGCGTGTGGCATGGCACAAGGAACAAACAAACGCCTGTCAAAAAGCAGGCTTCTTGGTGACCAGCATGACAGATAACCACCTGTTAATGGAGCAAATGATGAAATGACCGAAATAGAACTTGTATTAGAAGCAGGCGAGTGTAATGGATTGATGACAATTTCTATCACTGACAAAAATAAAAGTTTTGTCAGCAGGCCAACACTAAACGAAGGTGTGAACAAAATCAAACTGTCAACGATAATGCCTAACACTCTAATCATTTCGTTGGACAACAAGAACAATCGCAAGGATACCATTCTTGATTCACAAAGTCAAAAAGTTATCAAAGACAAATATGTGAAAGTTGTAGATTTCATCATGGACGGAAAACCCTTTCCCAAGGACAGAGTTTCTCAGATGTTTGAAATAAAAACACGATCAAACGGAATGATCAAAACTTCCTATTGGGGGTTCAATGGCGAGGTGACCATACATTTACCACACGACGATTCATTGAAAACACATCTTTCTAACATCATTTGAAAGTGTGACCTACAAACATTTCTTTAGTTGAGAAACCCTCGAACGAACCACTGCAATGGTACCTATCCATGTCCCACCATATGAGACTTCCTGGTTTCCAATGGATGATGTCAAAAATAGTTACTTTTTCAACATGGTCTTGATCACAATGGCTCAGATACCTTGTGCTTATCTCATCACCTATGGCATTTTTTTTGTCGCCAAGTTCTTTCTCGTTGAAAACAATGGTGCTGGCCATATTGACTTTTTCTGCTGACCCATCGACTTTGTAGGGGACCAACCAACTGACGCAGGACTGACCGTCGATGCTGTTTTTTTCTATATGGTAGGAATCCGTGTGTATAGGGTAGGGATTAACACTTTCCGCATACATGCCAAACACAGATTTCATTTCAAGACCGAGAGCGTCTTTAACTTTGGAAAAAACATTCTTTTGGAACCATGCTTCGGCTGGTGGATTTTTTTTGTCAATTCCATAGCAATTTAGTATATGGTCTCCGGTCATTGACCATTTTTGGAAATATGACTGCCATTGTTCCAGTTCTTTTGGATCAAAAACATTTTCAACTATTCCACCTGCTGATAACATAATTCTACTTATTTGAACATTTGACTAGCATGAAAAAATAAGTTAAAATGTTTCCATGCTCAGAATTATATTGGCAACGTGTGTTTTGCTTCTCATTTCAACAACCCAACTTACCGCAAATGACAAGTGTTCATGGCAAGCCAAACCACCATGTTTGGTTATAAAAAAATCAAATTTGGGTAACTCTAACCAATTGGGAGACATGATTTCTCCGTCCGCAGTAATAACCAAAAAACAGATAGAGCAATACAATCTTATAGACCTTTCCAAAACTCTAAATTTTATCCAAGGCATAGACATCTCACAGTCAGGTCCAACCGGACAGCAGGGAACTATATTCCTGAGGGGTACCAACTCCAATCACACACTGGTTCTATTGAACGGCATCCCCATCAACGACTTCTCCACGCCAACGGGTGCTTTTGATGTGGGACAAGATTTCATGTTTGGAGTACAGAGAGTAGAAGTGTACAAGGGCACCGCGGCCGCACATTGGGGAGCAGATGCCATAGGCGGTGCAGTGAATCTAGTAACAACCGTGGACTACGACAACAAGATCGCAGTGGGCGGCGGCGGAGACAGCAGGAACATCAACGGCAACTATTACACAAGGCACGATGATTGGGACGTAAACATATCAGCGGGCACACACCGGTCAGAGACACAGTCAGCACTCTCGGGTGCCGGCGAGAAAGATGGTGTCGATAACAAGACCGTGGGCATCAACATCAGCCGATGGTTCGACAACATCAACTTCAGGACCAACTTCATGACCAGGAACACCTTCGCCGACATCGACGGACACAGTCTGGCCATACAGGACGGCAAGTGGTCGGACAACACCTTCTACGCACTACAGACAGGATTGGATCACGTGACCAAGAGTGGAACCAACAGCATCACTCTACACACACACGCCTATGACAGGGACTACGATGACGCACACTACGAGAGCCAGACTTATATGGTGAGGGCACAGCACCAGACCAAGACATGGGGTGTTGGATTTGATTACAAGAACGACGAGTCACTCACAGGAGACCATGACAATCTGGGCTACTTCTTCAACACCAGTTACAACATATTCAGTCTGCACTACAGACAGGACAGAGAACATGACAGTTACAAGGTGGGATTCTTACAGCCACTCACGGACAGCCTCACAATCAGAGGTAATCACGCCACGGGCTACAAGAATAAAACCACGTGGGGTGCTGAGGAGTTCAGTGACACACAGGAGATCAGCCTGGACTACAACCGCTTCACCGCCACGTTCTTCCAGTCTGACGTTGGTGATCTCAACACGGACGGGGTGGAACTCAGTTACGGGGTCAAGGACTTCCGCGTGTTCGCCAGCCATCTCAATAGCCGGACCAACGACAGTGTAAACCTGAGGAGGCCTAAGTGGAACCTAGGACTGATGCACAACCTGGAGTTGGACAAATTTTGGACACTGACCACCAACTACAAGTTCAAGGGTGAGCATCTTGATATACACAACTCAAACTGGAGCACGATATCCATGCCAGAGACACACTTACTGGACCTAACTGTCAGCCGGAATTGGCATGGCATAGATCTAGGAGTAACGATGACTAACCTATTTGACGAAGGATATGAATCACCGCACGGTTTCAACCAAGATGGAAGACAGTTTAAATTCGCACTCAAAAGAAATTTTTAATTGACTTTACCATAATTTCCATGTAAAATTACACATATCAAAAAAAGGAGAACTTATGAGTTTAAAAGGAACAAAAACATCTGAAAACTTACGAGCCGCATTTCAAGGCGAATCGGAAGCCAACAGAAGATATCTTTACTTCGCACAGAAGGCAGATATAGAAGGTGCCAATGAAGTGGCGCAAGTGTTCAGAAGCACAGCAGAAGGTGAAACAGGACACGCACACGGACATCTAGAATACCTAGAAGAAGTGGGAGATCCTGCTACAGGCGAAGCCATGGGTAGCACGGAACAAAATCTTGCTTCTGCTATCAAAGGTGAAATACACGAATACACAGACATGTACCCAGGCATGGCAAGAACAGCCAGAGAAGAAGGTTTTGATGAGATCGCTGATTGGTTTGAGACTCTAGCAAAAGCAGAGAAATCACACGCAGGCAAGTTTCAAAAAACACTTGACGCCTACAAGGCAGGTTAATCATGCACAACATCGAACCAAATTCGATAGTAACTATCAAACTAGATTCTGGCGAGGAAGTGATTGCCAAGTTTGTTGTTGACTTAGAAAAATACATAACAATCGTAAAGCCGTTGGTAATTATGATGAGCCCACAAGGACTGGCTTTTGGAACTTGGGTGGCCACAATGGATCAAGACAAGGATATAAACATAGCCAAAGATCATATTGT